ATTTATACACTAAATACAGGATGGCGCTACATTTCATCAAATACCTACACGAAGATACTGATACTAGAGAAATTGTTCAAAACAAACTGAGTTTTGGCAAAGAAGAACTTGATCCCGTTATGAGTAAAGCTACTCTCGACTATCATTATTCAGGCCTAGCTGCCAAGTATTTTGAAAGATACAATGCCGGAGAAGGTGATTCTAAATTTAATTATGGCGGTGCAATGCTACATAATTTGTACTTTGGAAACCTAACTCCTCCGAGAGCTGCTAATAAACCTACAGAAGCAGCAGGTGAATTAATTAACAGCGTTTACGGTTCATTTGATTCCTTTAAACAAGCTGTAGAAAAAGAAGCAATGGCTATTCAAGGATCAGGTTGGGTTTACATGGATACTGCGGGCAAACTGCATACCATTCCCAATCACGAATACAAAAAAGGCATGAAGATTGCTCTGCTTATTGATTGGTGGGAACACGCTTGGGCATTAGATTACCAACAGGATAAAGCCAAATATCTAAATAATATTTGGCGTATTATCGACTGGTCTGTCGTTAACGACCGCTTAATAGGAGAATGATATGTTAGAAACATTATTTTGGTTAGCACTAGGTGCATTTATTGGTTGGAATTTTCCTCAGCCCGACTTTGCCAAAACAATTCAGGCTAAAATACTAAGTCTGTTTAAAAAGGGTTAAGGATGGCCTATTCAGCAAAAGTAATCGACCATTATGAAAATCCCAGGAATGTCGGATCTTTTGATAAGAGTGATATTGATATCGGTACTGGTATGGTCGGTGCCCCTGCTTGTGGCGATGTTATGAAACTACAAATAAAGGTAGATGAAAATGGTATTATTAGAGATGCTCGTTTTAAGACATATGGATGCGGTTCAGCAATCGCCAGCTCGAGTCTTGTCACTGAGATGGTTAAAGGAATGCACATTGATGCTGCTAGTAATATTCGTAATAGCGAGATTGCAGAAGAATTAGCTCTTCCTCCAGTAAAAATACACTGTAGTATTCTAGCAGAAGATGCGATTAAAGCAGCGGTAGCCGATTACAAGAACAAGCATGATTACACTAACTGATCAAGCAGTTAATAAGATCAAAGAATTATTGCATAAAAAAGCATGTAAGGGTATTCGAATCGGTGTAAAAACTACAGGATGTAGTGGTCTTGCTTATGTGTTGGAATATTTGAGAGATGATAAGTTTGATCCCTACGATAACAACATTGTCTATCCGGATTTTGTTATTAAGGTAAATGTCAAAGACAGCGTCTACCTACAAGGCCTAACCATGGATTGGGTTAAAAACGGATTGAATGAAGGATTTGATTTTCAGAATCCTAATGAGAGAGATCGCTGCGGCTGCGGTGAATCATTTAGAGTCTAGTTTTTGCCCACCGGCAATGTGGTGCTAGCAGGCATATCCCATATCTGTTTGCGTTCAACTCCTTTACGTTGCGCAAACTTTTTAACGTCACAGTTTGAGCAGACATGAAAATAGTTATTGCTCAACCGTCTATGATCTATTTTCTTTAGATCTCTTGTAAACTCGTGATCACAGTTATCACATCGGAAGACTACAACTGTTTTATTCCTAGTGTATTCATGCTGAACTCCCAGTTTACTGATCCTAACATATTGAGTTTGTTGAGTTTCTTTTTTTAAAAACATAACGTATTTACATTCGGCTTATAAAACTTTGGGCTAAATAGTAGAGCAACCATAAATCTTAGGATCGACCATGGCAAGAAAAATTATTGATATCGGCGTTGTAGGCAACGACGGCACAGGCGACAGTATTCGCGACTCGTTCCGCAAGGTCAACGACAATTTCCGTGAGCTATACAGCTCATTAGGTCTAGGCGAAAAGCTGACATTTAAAAATCTAGACGACACTCCCAATAGCTATCTTGGACAAGAAAATGCAATTGTTTCTGTTAACAATACAGAAACGGGTGTAGTTTTTAAACAGTTAGTAAACGGCAGTGGTATACAGTTAGATTTTACTACAAACGCTAATGAAATTAGAATCAGTTCAGAATTTTCAGAAGTTGTAGGTGATTCAAGTCCACAACTGGGTGGCGATTTAAGTGCAAGATCCGGCGGTGAACAATATAGAATTAAAGACCTAGGAACTAATGCGATTCCCCTTAATCCGTTATTTGAACACGAAGCAGTTAACAAGCGTTATACAGATAGCAAAATTGCTCGTGCAGGTGTTGACGCAGTTGATCCTAGAACCAATTTAAGAACTCCTGCATGGGGAACTATGACAGGGCCATTAATCTTATCTAGAGATCCCGAGCCAGAAGACGACGAAGTTTATGATGGTTTAATCGCTGCTACAAAAAGATACGTTGATAATTCTGCATTTGGTAGTGTTGTAAACTTGTATGTTGCAACATCTGGAGAAGATGACCGTATAGGAGTTAGTGCAGGATTACAAGGCCGTGCTTTGGCCTATGCCTATAGAACTATTGAAGCGGCACTTAAAAGAGCAGAAGAAATAGTATTAGAAGCTAGAGACGAAATTGGACCTTATAAGAAAACACTAACTTATAATAATGGAGCCAGCGAGTGTACTCTAGAGGACATCGAGGATGCTCCCGCAAGCGGTACAGGATTCTCTGGAATTCCATTAATGAGTGTTGATATTGCTGTGGTTAATTCTGTTGGTGTAAACTATCGACCAGGAGATGTTATCACGATCCTTGGCGGTACTTTTATTGAGCCTGCAAGATATGAAGTGCTATCAATTACAGAAGCTGGCGGCATTTTAACTATTAGACAATTATCATCAGGCGTGTATACCGCACTACCAGGTAGTACAGCAATTCCTTGCAGCGACGATAGCGATTTTGGTAATGGTGTTACACTAGATCTAACCTACAAAGTAAACAACGTACAGGTATCTAGCGGTGGCAGTGGCTACGGGCTTGTGTCTGTTAGAATTTCAGGCGGCGGGGGCGCAGGGGCATTTGGTACTGCTGATGTATTATCTGGAGTTGTGCAGAGCATCACTATTACTGATCAAGGTTCTGGTTTTACCAGCTTACCGTTGGTTGAAGTAAGTCTTCCAAGATTCCTTATTAAGACAGAGGGGTATCGAACAGACTTCACAGGAGATGTAACTACATCAACACCGTTTGCCATTAGAAGTAGAGACATTAGAGAAGGACTATATCTACGAGGAGAAAGTTCAGGTGCTCTGGCACAAATTTTATCTCATAACGGATCACTAGACAGTAATGGCAACGAAATATTCGATGTTGATTTAAAATTTGGAACTTTCCAATTAGGAGAGGTTATATCCTACGGTGACGTTTCTAAAAGAATTCAAATTAGCATATTATTAGAAACTGGTGTTTATGAAGAAAACTTGCCCTTACGACTACCTAATAATGTATCAATTATCGGTGACGAATTTAGACGTTGTATTATTAGACCAAAACCCGGACTAAGTTCTAGTCCTTGGGCCTTTATACATTTTAGAAGAGACCTAACTGTTGGCGTCATTGGCACTGATCAAATTACTATTGCTGATAGATTATTTGGACACCACTATCTACAAGACAGTTCACAACCTGTATATCCGTTGGTCAACAATAGAGGCTTCTATAGGGCTGCGGCACAACTATTAATTTTAAATAGACAATTCATTCAAGCAGAAGTAGTAGGATGGATTGCCGATCAATGTACTAACGGTGTATCACCTTTTGCTCCAAATTTTGTCTACAATGAAAGAATATGTCAACGAGATGTTGGTCTTATTATTGATTCGATGGTATTTGACTTAAAATGGGGAGGAAGCAATCGAACTGTATCTGCCGCATTAAAATATTACGGAAATGCCAGCGGTCTAATTGCTATAGGGGCACAACTATCTCAAACTATTGCTGCAATTCGTAGATTAGGTGTTCTTGCACAGTTGGCTATTAGAAATGTGCCTGTACAGGAAACATTTCAAACATCATATCCTCAAATTGTAGACGGTGCATATATTGCAGAGTCTGGCACTGGCGGAACATCTTTTAATATTGCTGGAGCATCTAAC